GACCAAAAACACTAGGGGTTAAGTCCGCGTTTACCCGCCAGATGTTGCTCCAAACTTCTGATGACATCGAAGCACGGGTAAGACGTAATCTCAGCCAGTCCATCGCTACTGGTATTGACGTTGCTGCAATCAACGGTTCAGGTGCATCTGGACAACCTACAGGTATCTTGAATACCGCCGGTGTAGCAACTGTGTTTTTAGGTACAAACGGTGCAGTTCCTACTTGGGCTTCTATCGTTGCTTTAGAAACCGCTATCGCTAACGGTAATGCTGACGTAGGTTCTCTCGGTTACTTAACCAACTCCAAGGTACGCGGCAAGCTGAAGACCACACTTCGCAACCCAGCAGGTACTGATTCTACTTGGGTTTGGGAAGACTCGGCTGGCTCTGACTACTCAATGGGTAAGCTAAACGGCTACATGGCAGGTGTTTCCAACAACGTTCCCTCCAACCTAACCAAAGGTTCAGGTACTGCTTTAAGCTCCATTATCTTTGGTAACTTCCAAGACTTGATGATCGGTGAGTGGGGCATTTTAGAATTGCTTCCTAACCCATACGGTGCTGGCTATGACGCTGGTACTGTTGAAGTTCGCGCCTTGCAAACCATTGACATTCAGGTTGCTAGAGCTGCCAGCTTTGCCAAAATCATTGATGCTATCACCGTGTAGTTAATCTGGGTGTGGGTTAAAACCTCACCCTTACACCTTTATTGGAAGAGACAAATATGAAGAAGTATCTGGTCAAAGCAGGGAAGTTAATAGTTCATGGAGGTGTTCAGTTTCCCGAAGGTCAAACAGTAGAGCTTGCAGATAATGTAGCCGCTGTTCATGGAGCAAACATTGAACTGTTACCTGAGCCTAAACCAAAAGCTAAAAATAAACCTGTGAACGAAGAGGGAGAAGCTGAAGATGCTTAATGAGGATTTATCTATTTTCTTTGATGTGGAAGGTTTTGCAGAGACAGCCACAATCGGCGGTGCTACCTACCCCTGCATCTTTGACGATAGTTATTCCTTGATGGGCATTGGGTCTGATGGTAGGCAGATTACAGCCTGCTTTAAGAGTTCTGATATTGCCCAAGCCAACGTTAAGCACAAGACTTCACTAACCATCCGGTGTAAGTCCTACACAGTTAAGAGCGTCCAGCCTACTGGAGACGGCAAGCTAACAGATTTGGAGCTTAACGAAGCATGAAGCGTATAGCCATTATGGAGGCGTTAGGAGGCTTACTAGAGACAATAACTGTTGCTAATGGCTCTAACACCGATTTAGGTCTAAACCTGCTCTACTGGCAAGACTACGCCACAGAGTATGAAGAAGACGCTCTTATCTACAGAGATGGGGATGAGGACATCACAGAAGCTGGTAGCAATCATGAGTACGTCTTACACACAGAAATAGAGGCTCACAGCTTCGATGAAAACCCTGGACTAAGAGCCAACAGATGCTTGCAGGACATCATTCTTGCCATTGGTAAAAACATCACCTTCTCTGGTCTAGCCTCAAAAATAACCTTACTAGGTTCTGAGACTGAGGTTGAGACGGATGGTAAGAGTGCCTGCAAGGTCTTAGTTAAGTTAGATATCCACTACCGCACACCTAGATTTAATCCTTAGAAGGAACTATAGAAAATGACTGAAAGATATTTTGTTGGTAAAGGTAAAGTTTTACTCGCATCTATTAACTCTCTGGGTGTCACCACAGGTTATGAATGGTTAGGAAACTGCCCCTCCTTAGTCCTAAACACTGAGGAAACCAGAGTTGAGCATAAAGAATCCTACACAGGTAAGAACCTAACTGACAGCATTGTTGCCACCGGGCAGAGTGCTACTGCAAGCTTCACTATTGATGAATACACCAAAGAGAACCTAGAGAAGTTTTTGTTTGGTACAAGCACCCAGAGCGCGGCTGCCACTGTAACCTCTGAGGCTTTACTCGGATACCCAGGTAAGTACACAGCTCTTACCAGAATCAACCTTACTGGCTTTACGAGCTTAACAAACGTGGGGGCTACCACAACCTACGTTCTGAACACCGACTACCGAGTTGATTTAGGTGCTGGTTTAATCTACGTCATCCCAGGTGGAGCAATCACCGAGGGGTTGGCGTTGAGAGCTAACTACGCTGCTGGTTCTTCTGAACAAATTAGCGCGTTTACCAGCAAGCCTAAGTATTACTCATTGATGTTTGCAGGTTTAAACCAGGCGGAAGATAACAAACCAGTAATCGTTGAAGCTTACCGCTTTAGACCTAACCCTATCGGCAGCATCGAGTTGATCACCGATGAGTTTGGAAACTTAGAGATTGAAGGGATGCTGGCTTACGACTCCACCCGTGACACCAATACTGCAGACGGTGGTTTCTTCAGAATCAGACAGACCCAACAAGCATAGGAGTTGAGTATGGCGACCTCTTTTGATGACAAGGCTAGTAAAGAGTTCTTCAAATCCCAATTGGGTGATTTATCAGCAGCAACCCGCGCAACAACTCGTGCGGCTGCCAAACAACTCAGAGAAGAAATGAAGAAACAAGTACGCCAAAACTTCAAGAGAGGTCGCAACTCCAACGGCTCTTTCTTTAATGCTTTTAAAGTCTATGACCTCGATGAGAACGAAAGACAAGGACCAGCCTCTTACGTTCGCTCCGGTGTCAAGTTCCTAGACATCTTTGAGACTGGTGGAGAGGTTACACCCAAGAATGGCAAGTACCTGATTACCCTAACCCCGGCTGGTGAAAAGATTGGTTTCAAGAGAATTACTAAAGCTAACACTTGGGATTCTGTTTTCAATAAGTATAAGAAGTTCCTGAAGATTATTCAGACCAATAGAGGCATCTTAATAGTCTATGAATTTCAAGGAAGAAGCACTATCGTCTACAACTTTGTAAAGAAGATTAGGCTCAGGAAAAAGATAGACTTCTACGCCGCTGCCGAGAGAATAGCTGAACAAGTACCAGACCAAATAAACAAATTACTTAAATAACTACTAGGAGAATCACTATGGCTACTAACACAATTATTGATAAAGAATTAAAGACTCTAGTTCCTAATGAAGTTGTCGTAACCTCTTCAGGAGAAATCACAGTCAAGCCCTTCAAGTTTACTCAGTTTCCAAGAGTCATTCAGGTGTGTACAAACTATGCTGATGCTTTTATTAAGAAGCCAACAGAAGAAGCACCAGACGCTATGAAGATTGCGTTAGACCTAGCTGCTAATGACCCTGAAGGTTTGTTTGAGTTGTTAAGACTATCAACTGGTTTGACACAAGAAAACCTGGACTTATTAGAAGGTGAGGAAGGCTTTGAAGTTCTCTTTAAAGTTGTAGAGGTAAACCTATCTTTTTTCGTCCAGAAGCTAACACCAAAAATCCTAGAAGTAGCAGAAAGTCTAACAGCAGTAGCGGATGGGGTAAACAAGTTAGCAAACTAATTAGAGCAGGGCATACTTGGTCGGAGATACAGAATTACTCCCAAGACCAAATCAAACTCTTCCTCAAGTGTGCCCACGAGATTGAAGGTGAGGAACGGGCTAACGCTCTCATGGATAGAGCAATAGCTGTCTCCTCTGATAGTAAAACTATTAACAGCGCCATCAAGCAATTGACGGGCGCTTAATTCTTATGGCTACCCGTAGATTATCAGTTAAATTTGACACCGAGGGTTTTAACCAAGCTGTCTCCCAATTACAACAAACTGGGAGAGCTTTTGATTCTGCCCTCCAAAGAGCGAGGCAAGCAAGTAGAGAAGCGGTTGCTGCCCAAAGAGCCGCTAGAAGCTCTGGTGATGTATCAGGTGAAGTGGCTGCCCAAAGAAGAATAGAGCAGTCTGCCACCGCTGCTAATAGAGCGATCGCCGCATCTTATCGAGAATTAGGTGTTAGGTCGTCTGAGTCCATCAACCAACTCCGTGCCAGGGCTGTTGCTGCGTTTGAAGCTATTAAAGCCAGTGGAACAGCATCGGCAAGAGATATTGCTGCGGCTCAAGATGCTCTTAACAACAGACTCCAAGACCTTGACTCCCAGCTAGGCGACACAGGTGATACTGCCAGAGACGGTGGAGGCGGGTTTGACATCCTAACTGCTGCGATAGGTGCTGCCACTCTAGCATTAGGTGGATTCATTAGAGCAAGCTACCAAACTGGTAGAGCAACTGATACTAGTTTGAGGGCATTATCCACTCTTACAGACGATTCTAAAGGCTTACACAAAGAACTCCAGCAGTTGTCAAAGGAGTTAGGTTATCAAGTAACAGCCACAGAGTTAGCCACTACTGGTTATGACGTTCTCTCAGCAGGGTTTAACAAAACTGCTGATGTAGTTGAGATTCTCAAAAACTCCCAGAAAGCCGCTGTTGGTGGATTTGCTGAGATAGGTGTTGTGGCTGATGCTGCGACAACAATTCTCAATGCCTACGGTAAAGGTGTAGGTGAAACTGAGAAGGTCACAAGTCAGTTCATACAAACACAGAACGACGGTAAGATTATTGTCTCGCAGTATGCCCAACAGATAGGTGGTTTAGCCTCAACCGCCGCTGCTAGTAATGTCAGTTTGGAAGAGTTGAACGCTACCGTATCTGTAGCCACGGCTTCTGGGGTAAGAGTAGAGTCGGCTTTCACTGGGTTAAGGCAAGCAATTAGCTCAATTGTTAAACCTTCCGCTGAAGCTGAGAAAGTAGCAGAGAAATTAGGTATTAAGTTCGATGCTGCAACACTTAAACAGAAGGGGTTTGCTGCTGTTTTAGAGGACGTGAGGAAGAAGGCTGGTGGTAATGCCCAAGCTCTTGGTATCTTGTTCGGTTCTGTTGAGGCGGTAGCCGCTGTCCAACCCGCTCTTAACGACTTTGAGAAGTTCACAGAGTTTATAGAAAGACAGAAGAACGCCGCTGGGGAAGCTGATAAAGCGTTCCAGAAGATGAACGGCAGTATAGCGTCTTCTGAGAAGACGCTGTCTGGTGTAGCTGATGCTATCAAGAATAAAGCTTGGGAGTCTTTTGGGGTAATTATCCGACCTATAGGGGCTGCTATCACAGGGATGGGCAACGCTTTTCTTGCTCTTCCTGGGCCAATTCAGTCTACTATCATTGTTTTAACAAGTCTGACAGTAACTCTTGCAGCCGCTTTAGTAGCTATTAATTTATTACTAAAAGGTGCAGCTACTTTAGGAATTTCTCTAGCATTTAGTATTAGAGGGCTAAGTTCATACTTAATAACTCTTGCCACTGCTATATCTGGTCTGACCACTCAGTCTATTATTGCAACCCTTACTTTGCAGGGGCTGAAGACACAGTTGGTAGGACTGCAATTTGCAGTTTCAAACTTAATATATGTACTGGGGTTTTTAATAAAAGACCTAGCCGCAGCCGCCTTAACATTCATCAGATCTGGGGGTTTATTAACAGCACTTGGCTCCGCCTTTGCCTTTTTAATAAGTCCTATTGGTCTAATAATTGTTGGTCTAGCCGCACTAACAGCAGCCTTTGTTGTTCTCTACACTAAGAGCGAAGTATTTAGAAAAGGTGTTAACTTCCTTGGAGAGTTATTAAAGACTATATTCCTGGATGCTGTCAATACTGTCAAAGGAGCTTTCAATGCACTCGGCAGGGCTGTAAACGCTGTAGGGAAGTCAATAGACTGGTTCGCTACTGGGACTGGTAAGAACTTTGATAAGCTTCTAGAGACCATAGGAAACTTTAGTAATTCAACTTTAGATTACCTCGGCTCCCTAGCAGACTGGCTTGCAAACCTTGATATGTTCAAGCCATTAATTGACTCTGCCAAGAATGCGGCTGCTGGCATCAAAGGTGCTTTTGGTGGGCCATCAAAGAAGGGTGATGTATTCGGACCGTTGAAGGACTTAGTAATAAAGCCTGTTTATCGCATTGGTAAAGGGGCTGTAAACTACATTGGTGGTTTATTTGGTCGCACTCAGCAAAGAATTGACAAAGAAGCCGCAGCAGAAAAGGAAAGAGCCAATCCTAAACTCAGTCCCCCACCCAAGACAACTAAGTTAACCGGGGGTGCAGGAGTTGACGTTAAAGGTGGTGACGATAGCGAGTCAAAGAAGAAAGATGACGATAGCGAGTCAAAGAAGAAAGAAGAGTTCGTAGACTTTGAGTTACTAAGACCTAAAGGTGTACAGACTTCAGGCTATGGTTGGCGTAAAGGCAGGATGCACAATGGTGTAGACTTCAGCCAAGGTAAAGCTCGTAACAAATATCCAATCGAGGCACTTCTACCTGGAAAAGTCAGCGAGGTTGGTTTTGATAAAGGGGGCTGGGGTAACTACGTTGTTGTTAAGAGTGTTGACAAGCTAGGCAGACTGATTGAGGTCTTACAGGCTCACCTTGACTCTGTAGTAGTCACAGTTGGACAAGAGGTAAGGCAGGGTCAGCTTCTCGGTAGGGAAGGTAGCACTGGTAGAAGTACAGGTACACACAACCACCTAGAAGTTAAAGTGGGTGGTAGGAAGGTTAACCCGTCAAGCGTAATTGGTAAGAAATTCTCCTTATCGTCTAACCTTGGTAGTCCTAGCGAGGTTTTAGAAAGAAGAGACTCTGAAGCCCAACAGGCAATAACAAAAGCCGCAGAGGTAGCCAAGGAAGCCGCAGAAAAAACTAAGACTGATGCCAAAGCTGCCCGTGACAGAGCTTATGAACAGAAGAAAACCCAAGTTACTCTAGCAGGTGAACGTCAGCGCAGTGAGATAGAGAACGCCTTTGCTGAGGCTAAAAACGATTTAGATAAGAGACTCGCCACTACTAAAGACGAACAAAGCAGAACGCTTTTGGAGCGTAGGATTGCTTCATTAGACTCTGATAAAACTAGTCTCCTACAAAACTCCGTTTTAGCTTCTGAAAGAGCGATTGTTGAGTTTAGGATTAATCAACTGATGAGGGTAAGGGCAACTTTAACCCAAGAGGAGTCAGATGAGCTTAACTCCTTAGAAGACCGCAGAAAAGCTATTCACACTGAACGCTTTGACCAGCTTGCGGAGGAAGCTCGTGCCTTTGAGCTAAGACAAGCCGAGAACGCTGCTGCTGACAAAGAAGCTGACAAACAGTATCTAAACCAGATTCGTAGACTTGAGCAAGAGTTGGAGATAAACAATCTCCAAGGTCAGCAAGCTGAGTTTCGCCGACAGTTTTATGATGCTGAAAACTCCTATTACGATAGAAAACAGGAGATAGAGCTACAGATAGCCGAGGCTAAAGCTAGAGCAGATGAAAAGGCACTTTCCAACCTGCAAGAGCTTTCCGCCCAAAATGAGCGCAGGTTAGGTGTAGAACAGCAGCAGGTGAGAGATGCGGAACTTGCTGCTAATAGAGAGTTAAATCTCCGCATTGACCAACTTGCCCATGAGCAAGAGCTTAGTAGGTTAAAAGGCGACCAAGCTGAAAGGCAGAAACAAATATGGGAGCTAGAACAAGCTCATAGGGAGCGGTCATTAGAACTAGAAACCCTTATTCAACAGGCACGGGAATCTGGTGATTATGCCGCAATTGAGAGACTACGAGTAATAACAGAGCTTAATGACTTCCGACTGCAAAGGGAGTTAAAGCAAGTTACTGACCAAGGCAAGATTGCGGTACAGTATTACGAAACCGTAGAGGAAGCAGCAAGAGCAGCTACCCAGCAATTCTTTGAGGATATATTCACAGGCACAAAAAACTTAGGGGATGCCCTGAATAGCTTCTTAACCTCAATTCTGAAAGCTGTTGCCCAACTGGCTGCTACTAACGTTACGAAGGCAATCTTCAGTAGTTTTGGTGGTGAAGGTTATGCTACTGGTGGATATGTGAGTGGACCGGGTACAGGCACAAGTGACTCCATATCAGCCCGGCTTTCTAACGGTGAGTTTGTTATGAGAGCTAAAGCTGTTAAACACTGGGGAACTAATTTCCTTGATTCACTAAATACTATGCAAGCACCCGCGCTCTCACTAGCAACTGTTGATGTTGGTAGTTCTGCTGGTGGGTCTAGCAGGTCACAAACCATCGTGATGAACGTCTCAACACCAGATGCAAACAGCTTTAGAAAGTCTGGTTCCCAACTGGGTAGAGAGGCTGCTGAACAGCTAAGGAGAGGTATGAACCGAAACGGTTAAAAGCTATACTAGAAGTATCACAAGCTTTTTAATCAAATATTAGGTATGCCTTTTAATGAAGTACGGTTAAATTTAGGTTTTGATCAAGGTACTGTTGGTGGAGCTTCTTTCTCCACCACAGTTCTTACCACAGGAGGTGGTTATGAGCAGAGAAACTCTAATTGGGATGAGCCAAGAGGACGTTGGCAGATAGGGGATAGGCTCTACGACAGAGAAGAATTAGATTATATAATTCGCTTTCACCGTGCCCACAGAGGAAAGGCGGATGGGTTTAGGTTTAGAGATTGGGCTAACTATCAAGCTGTGAATGAGTTAATCGGTGTAGGAGATGGAGTAATCACACAATTCCAACTCAAGAAGACTTACACCATTGGCTCTTTATCAACAGAGCAAATTATCAAGAAACCTGTTGCTGGTAGCGTCTTTTTAAAGGTTGCTGGTGTATCTATAACTAGTGGTTTTAGTGTTGATCACACCACTGGTTTATGCACTTTTTTTGCCCCACCTACAGGCAACATTAATGCGACCTTTGACTTTGATATTCCAGTCAGGTTTGAGCAAGATACTTTTGACCACCGCTATGATGCTGGGACTCAAGATGAAATGCTCTTTTATGTGAGTACATTGGCAGTTCTGGAGATTAAGATATGAAGTCATTAGCAACAGCACTCTCTAGTCACCTACAACGAGAGAACACCAAGCTAACAACTTGCTGGCGGGTGACTCGCACTGATGGTCTAGTCCAAGGTTTTACCAGTGGGGATAAGCAGTTAGTAATTGGTGGGGTGATTTATAAAGCATCTACAGGTTTTAGTGCCTCAGCTTTTGCTCAAGATAACTCTCTGGCTGTTAGAAACTTAGAGCTTAACTCTGCTTTATCCGATGATTCTATTAGTGAGACAGACCTAGTAGGTGGACGCTATGACTATGCCAGAGTTGACATCTTCTTAGTCAACTGGGAGAATCCACCTACCACGCTCTCGGTAGACCCTCCAAATCACATCTTAATGATTAGTGGGTTCTTAGGTGAAGTAAGTCTCACAGATGTTCGTTATTCAGCAGAGATTAGAAGTTTTGCCCAACTCTTACAGCAGAAGATAGGAACTTTAACAACTCAAGGATGCCGCGCTGTCTTCGGTGATTCAACGTGTACAAAAGACCTAACAACGTTGACTGACAACTTAACAATCACCGCAGTAACTAATAACCGTCAATTCACTGTTAGCTCTGGGAGAGGTAATGGCTTCTTTGAGTTAGGAGAAGTGACTTTCACAGGTGGGCAAAACAATGGCTTCAAGTCAATGGTATTAAGCTTCATTAGCAACCAAATCCAACTGTTTGAACCAATGCCTTATGACATCCAAGTTGGTACGACTATTAGGGCAGTTGCGGGGTGCGCTAAGACTGTTGAAGCTTGTAAAAGTTATAGCAACATTCTTAACTACCAAGGCGAACCCCACATCCCTGGTGAAGATAAATTTCTTGGGGGCTTTGAAGGCTAATGACTAAACAACAAATTGTTACTACAGCCAGGGAGTGGTTGGGCACACCCTACCATCATCAAGCAAGAGCTAAAGGGATAGGCGTTGACTGCATTGGATTGGTATTAGGGGTGCTGAGAGAGTTAGGAGTTTACAGCTTTGATTTTACAGACTATGACCGAACTCCTGATAGTACGGTACTCCTCAGTCTTCTAGAAGCTCATTGTACCCCTACAGACAGTCCAGAGCCGGGGGATATACATCTATTCAGGATCAAGAGAAACCCACAGCACGTTGGTATTGTCTCTGACATAGGGCTAATCCACGCCTATCAAGGTGTGAAGAAGGTTGTAGAACATCCTATGGATGAGTTCTGGATGGTGAGGGTTTATAAATCTTTTATTTTACCTGGTATATAAAAATGGCAACTATCGCGCTTAATCTAGCTATCGGTTTCACAACTAATTATCTTTTAGGATTACTAGCACCGACTCAGAAAACAGAGGGGGCTAGGCTTAGTGACTTATCCGCACCTAAGTCTAGTTACGGCTCTGCAATACCAAAGGTGTATGGGGTATCTAGATTGGCAGGAAACCTCATGTGGTCTACTCCAATTACTGAAAGAGTGACTACTACCCGCTCAGGTGGAAAGGGTGGTGGTGGTGGTGCGGTAGAAACTACTAACTATTCTTATAGCTGCAACTTTGCCTCCCTATTGTGTTCTGGTCCGATAGTAGGTGTAAGAAAAATATGGCTTAGTTCTAAACTAGTTTACAACGTTAGCCCTGAAGCAGACGCTGGTACTATAAACTCATCTCTCAAGTTTGCTGAGAAGGTACGTTTTTATAATGGTAGTTCTACACAAGGTCAAGACTCGTTGATGGCTTCTGTCCAAGGGGTAAATGACACACCAGCCTACAGAGGAAGGGCGTATATCGTATTTGATGACTATCCTCTTGAGGAGTTCGGGAACCGTATACCAGCGGTGTCTTGCGAGGTTGTTGCTAATGGCTACTGGAGCGGTGGCAGGTTATACAGCACAGATATTTCATTAGGGTCAGTTGTTAAGGACTTATGCCTCCAAGTAGGTTTTAACAGCACAGAAGTTAACACCACAGAGATAGACTCAATGCCGGTTAAAGGGTTCGTGGTTAGTCAATCTATCAATGCTAGAGATGCGATCGCGCAACTGCAAAAGGCTTACTTCTTTGATGCCCTGGAGTCTGGTGGTAAGTTAAAGTTTATCAACCAAGTCAGGGGTAGCTCACCCATAACTATTCCCAGAACCGACTTAGCTACTGCGGAAGAAGGACAGGAGCGACCTGACCTATTCAAAGAAACAAGACAACAAGATACAGAGTTACCAGATGAGGTCACAATCACTTATGTTGATTACGACTTCAGCTACCAACAGAACACACAAACTGCTCAACGACAAAACTCACCTAATAAGAATAAATTAGAGATTCGGCTTGACCTAGTGCTAACAGCTTCACAGGCATTAGCGATCGCCAGGAAGACCATATTCCTAGAGTGGTCAAAGCGGCGTAGGTTCGAGTTTTCTTTACCTCTGAGATATAGCATTGTTGAGCCAGGAGATGTGGTGCAGGTTAATTTACACTCTTCAACTCAACAGAACATCTACCTCAGCAAGGTGGATGTGGGTGCTAACTTTCTATTGCAATGTGAAGGTGTTCCTTATGACCCAACTTTACTAACACTCACAGCAGTAGCGACTGCACCAGCGGTCAGCCTATCAATTGGCAACCCTAGTGATACTGAACTACGGATACTAGACCTTCCTTTAGTTAAAGACACAGATGCTCCACAAGGGGTCTATGTAGCGGCTACAGGTAACAGTGCCTGGAGAAATGCTCAGTTGTTCATCAGTCGGAATTTAGGTAGCTCTTATGGCTCTGTAGCCTCGATAATAACGAGAACAGTTCTTGGTACTTGTGTCACCACTCTAGCAACCGCATCTGAGTTCTATGTTGACTACAAGAACACGCTGAGGGTGACAGTTGTTGGTGAATTGGAATCTGTGCCAGAGTTAGATTTTTTCAATGGGCGTAACATTGCCTTAGTTGGTGAGGAAGTTATTTACTTCAGGTTTGCTACTTTGGTTTCTGGCAACACTTATGACCTGTCCACACTTTTGAGAGGCAGACGTGGCACAGAACAATCCATAAGCACACATACCTCTGGGGAAGACTTCTACCTCCTTAGCGGTTACTTAACAAGAGTTGCTGGCGAACCTTTAGACCTTAATACCCAACGTCTTTATAAAGCTCCTATCAATGGACAGGCTTTGGCAGATATTACTCCTATAGCCTTCACAAGTACCGGAAGATCACTTAAACCTTACGCCCCCTGCCACCTCAGAGCAGTTCGTGATGCAAGCGGTAATTTAACTATTACTTGGGTGAGAAGGAACAGAGTTTATGGTGAGTTACTAGACTATCAAGACGTTGCCTTTAGTGAAACCACAGAGTCTTATAGAGTAAACGTCCAATCAGATGGTCTTACCAAAACCTTCATAGTTAGCACTCCTAACCTTTACTTCTCTGCTGCTGAACAGACCTCTTTCTTTGGGTCGGTACCAGGAAGTGTAGACATAGATGTTTCACAATTCTCTTCTGTTGTGGGATTTGGGTTCTCTGTTGGTTTAAGTGTATAATTATAGTAGTAATCACTATAATTATTTCTACAATGCCAACCTCTAGAGCAAAACTACCACAACTATCAGAAAGTCAAGCCAGTAAGACTGTCACCCTCAACGAAGCTTTTGCAATTCTTGAGGCTCTGACAGTTGGTGGCGTTTTATCAAGAACTTTAACTACTCCACCTGTTTCTCCTGCTGATGGTGATGCTTACATAGTCCCGTCTAGCGCAACTGGCGTATGGACAGGGAAAGCTACGAACGTAGCCCACTACCGCAATGGAACTTGGCAGTTCTATGTACCTAACACCGGCTGGCATCTGTTCTCTATTCCAGATGTAGGGTTTTACTACTTCAATGGGAGCGCGTGGGTTTTAGTATGATTATTCACAATTTCACTAATACAGATATTCCTGGCTCTGTCAAACACTATGGCGAGATATCTCATGTAGAGCCGACAGAGGAAGGATACGACATTAATCAACAACTGCCATTGGGTAAGGACGCACAGTGTTCTCTGAAGGGGTCTGTGGCAATTGTGGGTGACAGACAGGTCATTAATAAGTTTATGCAGTCTGGGATTATCTATGCCCTCGTTCTACCTGAAGAACTCCCTCACCTCATAAAAGCGGCAGCAGCGCTACCAGAACCAACCTCTCTTGTAGCAACTCCAGCCCCAGAGCAGGAGTATTCACCCCCCAATACTTTTGAGAATAGTTCTATCAGCATTCTAGGGAGGTTTGCATAAATGGTACCTTTAAAACCACAGTTTGATACCCACCACCAAGACCTGGAACTTAAGAAAGGTGAGAGCGCACAGTTTTCCGTAGCTCTCACAAACCCAAACTTGGATCTTCGTGGCTGTTTGGTATTCGCAGAGATACGTCGTAACTCTCCTGGGTACACACAGATAGCCGGCTTCACTGGTTCTGTCAGTACATCAGGTGACACTATTACGATTAATCAATACCCCAAGACCCTTGACAAGTCCCAACTGCTTAGTCAGTTACCAGTCAGACAAGGTGATTTTGTTACTTTGGAGGGCAGTGGCATTGTTGGCTCAAAGGTGATAGCTGTTACCGACTCTCAGATAGTTGTTTCTAATGCAGCTTCCAGAACTATTAATGAGGGTAGGTTACTGGTGCGATCGCTTTCGGTAGCTTCTTTCACTGCAATTCCTATTAACGCGGTTACAATAATTACAGCAGCCAATACTTCGGTAGGGGGAACATCTATTGCTTTGAAGTCCTTGGGACTGGATGTACCATCAAACACAACTTTGAACTTTGCAACTCGGACAGCCGATGGATGGCAATATTTAGGAAGTGCGAGGTTAACAGCAAGCGCAACAAGTAGCTCTACGCCAACAAATCTTACAGTTTCACCTTTATCTGTAGCTATACCTGCAAATGCGATCGCTTGGTTCGGGACAGCAGCTTTTAATAGTTTTTACTTAGCAATAGACCCCGCCGATACTCAATTTCTGGAATCTGGAAACTATGGGTATGACGTGATTTGTAGGCAAGCAAACGGTTACACGATCAGGCTGGTTCAGGGCAGCGTGGAACTAACAGACCATTGGAGTGACGGAGTTTAATTATGCCTGAATATGGAATAGTTACAGGCGTGGGATTGCTGGGGATTTTTACAGGCAATAGCGTGAATCCTGGGGGATTTATAGGACTAAATAACCCCGCTATGCTAGATAGTAGAATTGTAGAAGTTCAGATTCAAATAGCATCGCCAGAAGTTATTATCTCAGGGCAGCAAATGTCCCCAGAAATTATTATCTCAGGACAGCAAGTTTCTCCAAACGTTATTATTTCAGGAATATAAATATGCCAAACGCAATTATCTCAACTGCTAGTTTTCAGGGCAACGGAAGCCAAGAAAGCATATTAAATGCCATAAATTCTGCAATGATTACGGCAGGGTTCACCTTGTTAAAAAGCTACACGGTCGGGGCAACCGGAAACTTCCGTGTTTGGAATTTTAATACTGGCGGGACTCAAACTTATGCAAACTTAATAATTGAATTTGGGTTTACAACTGCTTCATCAACCGTTAGCTTTAAAGGCTATTCAGCCTTTAACAGTGAAACCAACACAGGAAGTAATCCTTCAATACATACTAACAGTTCTTCTGCTTTTGGACTATCAGATCAGTATATTTTCCAAATTTGCAGTCATCCTGAGATACGTGGTGTATTTATTTCAATAGGTGGAACTATACGGATGTTCCTGGGGTACTTCAGGCCAGATCCAACAATATCTAGCAACAATTGGTGGAATCAAAATAATGCGCCTTATGCTTATATTCCAAAAGATAACGCTATAGACTTTCCTCAGAGATTGCATTTTGGTGTGCTTGCAACATTACAGCCGATTAGTTCTTTAGCCCAAGGCAATACTGCATCTGTGAATCTGGGAATAACAGAGATAATCAGTCAATCTGGAAATTCAAACACGCCAGGAAGACTTCGCGCTCTATATCCTGCCACTATGTCAGCACATATGCCTGGCACGAACTTAATAGAGTTTGGACATATGTTTTCGCCAGATATTCAGCAAGGTGGAGTTAGTGGGATGTCAATCGGAGATTATTGCTCTGTAGAGGCAGATCAATATGCTGTTTGGAGTGGTAATACAACCAGTAACGCCAAACTTCTGATTAAAACCGCTTAACTCACCATTAGAAGACTGGAGACACACCTCTGCACAAACCAATAACTATTTAGGGGTGGCGGAATAGCTTCCCCTTCTTAGTTTGTAGTCTTTTTTACTTTGCTTTTGCTATTGTACAATAGAAGTAAGTATCAATAAATTATTATGCAAACAGATCATATTGTGCCTGTGGAAGTTTTATCCGCAGCTCTAGGTATAGATAAGTCCAGGATTTACCATCTAAAGAGAGATGGTATTTTACCTGAACCTAAGAAAACTGGGCAGTGGGATTTAGTAGGTTGTGTCCAGGCTTACCTAGCTTACAAACTACAATTCAACCAACAAACAAAAGATTCTTCACAGGCTGACTTGACCGCTGAAAAGGCTCGTTTAACAAAAGCTCAAGCTGATGTTCAAGAGTTGTTAATAGCTGAGAAGAATGGGATTCTTATTAACGCTGATGAGGCAAAGCAAGGTTGGTCGAAGCTAGTGATGTCCTGCCGTTCAAAGTTGTTAGGATTGCCTACTAGATTAGCTTTTGAAGTGGCAGCAGAGTCTAATCCGACAGTTGTTCAAGAATTGCTGACAACGGCTGTCTATGAGGCTCTGAGCGAGTTGGGAGGCGACGATGACAGTATCTAGCACGCTATATGAAGTTAGGCGATTGTTTGCTCCACCTCCGAAGCTAAAGGTTAGTGAGTGGGCAGACCGTTACAGGTTTCTTTCACCAGAGAGTAGTGCAGAGCCTGGGATGTGGAGGACAAGCCGCGCTCCTTATCTGAAGGGTGTCCATGACTCTTTCAATGAACCAGCCACAGAAACAATAGTTTTAATGGCCAGTTCACAGGTAGGTAAGTCTGAATTACTTTCCAATACAGTTGGTTACTACGCCACGCAAGACCCAAGCCCAATGTTGTTTATACAACCAACTTTGGAGATGGCTGAGTCGTTCTCTAAAGACCGCTTGGCTCCTATGATTCGTGACTCACCCGCACTGTTTGAGGTTATGGGTAACAGACCACGCGGCGATAACAACTTACTACATAAAATATTCCCAGGTGGTCACGTTAGCCTAGCAGGTGCCAACAGTCCTGCCTCTTTAGCTTCCAGACCTGTGAGAGTTCTATTGTGTGATGAGGTAGATAGATTTCCAGCCAGTGCAGGTGGTGAGGGTGATCCTGTTGGTCTAGCAAGGAAGAGAACCACTACCTTTTGGAATAAGAAGATATGTCTGGTCAGCACACCAACAATCAAAGGTAGCAGCAGGATTGAGAAAGCTTTCCAAGAGTCTGACCAACGCCGTTACTTTGTACCTTGCCCTCACTGTTCTGAGCATCAGGTCTTAGTTTGGTCACAAGTTAAATGGCGACCTGAAGAGCCGTCACGAGCTTGGTATGAGTGTGCTAAGTGCAATAGACCTATTGAGAACTCTTCTAAACAAAAGATGCTCAGAGAAGGTGAGTGGAGAGCTACTGCTCCTTTCACTGGCTGTGCTGGCTTTCATTTGAATGAGTTGTACTCACCTTGGAGAAGTTTCGGTGATGTTGCCACTGACTTCCTTAAAGCTAAGGATGACCCACAGAGATTAAAAGTGTGGATCAACACCAGCTTAGGAGAGACATGGGAAGAGCAGCAAGGTCAGACATTGGACTTTGAAGAGTTAGCATCCCGCGTTGAGGATTACCCTCAATGCTTCATACCTAAAGGTGGTCTATTCCTTACAGCAGGAGTTGACGTGCAGCAAGACAGACTGGCAGTAACTATCAAGGCTTGGGGTAGAGCTGAGGAGAGCTGGCTGGTTTATTGGGGTGAACTCTTTGGTGACACATCCCAACCT